CTTTGGCTTTCTCACTATTGTGAGAGCTTTCGGAATGCGGCGTGGGTCGCTGATTGTTGAAGAAGGTTTCCAACCTGCATTCAACCTGACCTCCATATTCTCCTTTTGAACGTTTGCACGATCAAGAATTGAATTATAGAGATCAGCTCTCGGGATCCTGTTCGGTTCCCGGGCTTCATGATGTGACTCGTGGGGTAACCCATTCGTCATAGTTAAGCCTTCCTCCAGTAGGTACTTGCGTATCTCCTGGGTGAAATCTTCCCTTTCATGAGGCGAAACCTGCGATGACTCAAGGGCTCTGATTGTCTGGATGTTCTCGGCTATACGAACCTCCATGGTTTTACCATGGGGATTCCAGCCTAGACCACCCATCCATTCAGGAATTTCTGCCACAAGCTTCACAGCCTTCTTCTGATCCGTCCTCAACAACCCTAGGGAAGTTGGGCCCAGATTTCGAATTTGGTCTAAGAAGTTAACATCAGATGAATGTCTCCACTTGATAGGACTTATCACCGTTTCCGGTGTTATTATCTTACCAGCGAATTCAGCCAACTGTTGTGAACAGAAACTCTTCGACTCAGAGATAGCGCAACCGAGCTTGGAAAGTGCATCCCTGTAAAGGGCGGCATCTTCCTCATCTCGAATTACGATATCGTCTCCAAGGATAAAATAATCCTTGATCACAAGAGTTCTCAAAAGAGAATGATGTGAGAGTGCGAAAGCAAAGAATGAAGGTCCCAGGCCTAAGGGTTGCCCCTTAGTCCACTTTAGGTTTTCACCTAAAGGGGAAATCCATTCGTCCCTTGACGCTTGCTTGAAGAGGTCCAAGTGATCCTTGTAGATCCCTTCCCGATCCAGCTGTCTGAGAACAGACTCTGTGAAGGAGAATGGAAATGCATTGGTCGCGTCAGAGAGGTCAACAGAGGAAACTCTGTTACCCTTCTCCAACCAGGACCGGATCACGGGAATCGCTTTCCCTTGATCGAATGTACAGTCTTCAGGAATGAACCTAAGACAATCACCAAGTGATTGTTTATAGGGTTCCAAAAGGCACTGGACTATCCGATTGGGGTTGGCAACAGCTCGCAACTTGAATCCGGGTTCTTGAATAAGTCCAATCTTACCAGCACAGTTATGTGTGGGTTGATTGAACGAATTCCTAAACTCAGACCAGAGTATGCGACGCAGAGTGGAATCTGCGGGAAGAATATGGATATTGGTATGTAAGATCTCACGGACAGGCGCATAAAGCGACTGCCAATGAATCCACTTACCAAAATCTTTCTCTTTCACACTCCGTGTTCCATCAAATGTAGAACGTTCATTGCTGAACGCCATACTAGTGATGTCCTTAAAGTTCTCCTTGTGGAGGTTCCAACTTTCAGGAACAACTGGTTTGTCAATCCAGCTGTGATCTTCAGGCATGGTCACACTACCATGGAATTTCTTCCATTGTTGTGTAGTCACTTCACGAGAAATCAACTCTGAGTATGACATGAGCGCGTTAAGCGTCCGTGCCATCTTTCGAGGAGATCTGCTATCGTGGAACAAGACTTTAAAGGCACCTTTCGGTTTACCTTTTTGGTCAAGTTTCATCCAGAGAGCAGGCTTGTAGGGAACACCCGCAAGTCTCGTTAAGTAGAGCTGTTT